CGTTAATACCCCACAGTATTTCAGAGGGCAAACCATACGAATACAAGTGTCTAATATTTGAAAAAGAGCGTATAATATTACCTAGTGGTTTGGCTTTGCGTTACCCAAGTATTAAAGGTACGCCGGACGCTAAAGGTAGGATGCAGTGGTCGTACGGACCTGACGAGAAGAAACTATATGGCGGTAAGCTAGTAGAAAACATCGTTCAGGCTGTGGCTCGTTGTGTTATGACTGATGGTATGTTGCGTATTCAAGAAAGATACCCATGCGTGCTAACAGTTCATGATGAAGTTGTTGCGCTAGTCCCTGAGGAAGAAGCTACTGAAGCTGAAAACTGGGTCTTGGCGCAGATGGTTATGGAGCCACACTATATGCAAGGTATTCCCTTAGATGCAGAAGTAAGTAGCGCTAAACGATACGGAGATGCTAAGTGATAAAGTGGTCGCATTCAGGTCTTAAAGATTACGAAGGTTGTGCTAGGCGGTTCTACGAAGTTAAGGTATTAAAGAACTACCCTTTTCAAGATACAGTTCACACACGCTACGGCAAGCAAGTGCATGAAGCGGCTGAGTTGTATGTTAAAGAGGGCAAGGAGATACCCGAAGAATACGCTTACATGAAACCAATCATGGAACAACTTATGAAAATCAAAGGTAGGAAACTACCTGAGTTGGAGATGGGTGTTCGGGTTGATCTTTCCCCCTGTGCGTTCGATGCCGAGGATGTTTGGGCTAGAGGTATTGCTGACTTAGTTATCATAGATGATGATGGGCTAAAGGCTTGGGTAGTTGATTACAAAACAGGCAACGACAAGTATCCTGACAGAGATCAGCTAATTCTGATGTCCCTGATGGTGTTTGCCCATTTCCCTCATATACGGCAAGTAAACTCATCATTGCTTTTTGTGGTGAAAAATAGTATGGTTAAGTCTAAAATGATGTTAGACGAGAAAGACTTTCACTGGCAGTTGTATAGGGAAAGGGTAGCTAGACTGGAAGCCAGCCATGCAAATGGTGTTTGGAATCCTACAAGCACACCCCTATGCGGTTGGTGTCAAGTCAAGACTTGCGAATTTAACCCAAAGCACTAGGACTAGTATGCAAACAAATGGCAAGCGTGATTTTAAACACGCATACAAACTGCAAAAGAAAACAGGCGAAACCGAAGATCAGCTAGAGCGTCAGCGTGCAAGACGCAAGTACGATAAAGAAGGCGTTGACCGCAAGGGCAAACACATTGACCACATCAAGCCTTTGAAAGCGGGGGGTAAGTCAACAAAGGGCAACCTAAGACTACGATCTCCCAAAGCAAATATGTCAGACAACAAAAAATAATACTGACAACAACGAAAGGAAAACATGGAACTTCTAAAAAGTTTATTTGAAGATTTTGGTAGGGTGATGACTGCTCCCTATGACAACACGTTTGATACACCCCTTCACGTCCTCGAAGATATGTGGCAAGTGCGGTGGGGTAGCGAATGGATTCCAGCTGAAGAGTTTACTGACCAATTTTGGAAAGGCGCTTTATTACGCTTATCAAACCAAGAGTTAGTTGAATCTCATAGAATTGTTACCGCACCAGATGGCAATAGCGGTCTGGTATACAGGATAAAAAGCCATGCAAATAGTTGAAAACAAAGCGCTGGTATTTAATACCCGAAGCCCTGAGAAATACTCAGTTATACCTAACCACGCCATTGTGGAATCGAACGGCAGCATACATAAAGTTGCAGTTAAGTGGGGGTTAGATGAGGTGCGTGTACTACGCAATCTAGGCGTTAAAAACGTTCCTTCTCCCATACGCGCTAGGTATAAATGGCCCGGAATGTATAAGCCGTTTGCACATCAAGAAGATACCTCAGAGTTCTTAACCCTTAACCGCCGAGCCTTTGTGTTTAATGACCCCGGCACAGGGAAAACCCTCAGTGCTTTATGGGCGGCTGACTACTTAATGAATTTAGGAATTGTGCGCCGTTGTCTTATCCTCTGCCCTCTATCTATCATGCACGACGCTTGGATGAATGGTGTTGGTAAGAGTATTATTCATCGTTCGATTGTGGTAGCTCACCATGCGCAAGCTACTCGCCGTATAGAGATGGTTCAAGGTAGCTACGAGTTTGTTGTAGTTAACTATGACGGCTTAAATCTTATTGCTGACGAAGTAGTTGCCAACGGCAAGTTTGACCTAGTGATTGTTGACGAAGCCAACGCATACAAAAACACAGCTACTAAGCGTTGGAAGTCGCTTAACAAAATTCTTAAACCTGACACAATGCTTTGGATGATGACAGGAACACCAGCTTCTCAATCGCCTGTAGATGCGTACGGCTTAGCTAGGCTAGTTAATCCAAGCGGTGTACCAAAGTTTGCTACTGCGTGGCGTGATAAGACTATGCAAAAACTTACGCAGTTTAAGTGGGTTCCAAAGAAGGGTGCGGCTGAAGCAGTATTCGATGCACTACAACCAGCAATTAGATTTACCAAAGAAGAATGTACAGACCTACCACCAGTACTTACAGAAACACGAGAGATACCATTAACTTCACAACAAGTTAAGTACTACAGGCAGTTGAAAGATAAGATGGTTATGCAAGCGGCTGGTGAAACAATCACCGCAGTTAATGCGGCGGCTGGTGTTAGTAAGTTATTGCAGATTTCTGCGGGTGCGGCATACACAGATGACCATGAAGTTGTTGAGTTTGATTGCGCTCCACGCCTACAAGTACTACTGGAAGTACTAGAAGAAACCAACCGCAAAGTGATTGTCTTTGCGCCGTTTAGACACAGTATAGAAACCATTCATACGCACCTTTTAAAGCACAATATAGCCTCTGAAGTAATTCATGGGGACGTAGGAGTATCCAAGCGTACAGACATCTTTAAACGCTTCCAAACGCTTCCTGACCCACGCATTTTAGTAGTACAACCCCAAGCCGCATCTCATGGTGTAACGCTTACTGCGGCTGATACAGTAATCTTCTATGGACCCGTAATGTCTGTAGAAACCTACCTACAATGTATTGCTCGTGCTGACCGAATTGGTCAAGATTCCACAAAAGTAACTGTGATACACTTACAAGGTAGCGAGATAGAAAAAAAGATGTTCGCCCAACTAGAAAAACGGGTAAGAGGACACGACATTCTGTTAAGCTTGTACAAAGACGAGATTAACGGCTAAGTAAAAACCCTATATAGGGTTGTATTTGCACCGCTGTAGATGTAAAGTATTTGACAAAGACATTGAAAGGAGAAAATAAATGTCAGAAGAAAACGAAGTAATACCGCTAGAAACTTTAGCAAAGGTGTATCGCAAGATATATCTAAAAGCGCAAGAAATGCAAAAGCAGTTAGATAAGCTGGAAGAACAGAAAGCCGAAATCAAGAACGCTATGAAAGATCAGATGCGTGATCTTGGTGTCAAGTCTGTTAAGACAGAAGGTGGCAACATCTCTTTATCTACTAAGACAAGGTACTACACAGACGATTGGGATTCATTCAAGACGTTTGTGTTAGAACACGACGCATTAGAATTGTTTGAGCAAAGAATTGCACAAAAAAATATGGCTTTATTCTTAGAAGAAAATCCCGGAAAGGTTCCGGCGGGGTTATCTTCTTTAACTGAAAACACCGTAACCGTAACTAAACCAACAACTTAAGGAAAAACAAATGAGTGAACTCACTACATTTAATCCCACAAAACTGCCAGCCTTTGCTAAAGGTGCAGAGTTATCAGCGTTAGCTAAGAGCCTTGCCGGTGGAGTGGGCACATCAACAAAACGCATCTCAACAAAAGGCGGTGTATTCCGTTTGATCGCCGGCGGTAAAGAAGTAGCCGCTATTGAGGATCGTCATCTTGACGTAGTTATTGTGCAAGCCGCACCAAAGATTAGTCGTACATTCTATGCCGGCACTTATGAGGAAGGCGCAACTTCTGCACCTACTTGTTGGTCTGCGGATGGCGATAAACCTGATGCAAGTATTGAAGAACCCCAATCTGATGTGTGCGCTACCTGCCCACAAAATGCCAAGGGTTCAGGTCAAGGCGATTCTCGTGCATGTCGTTTTAGCCAACGTTTAGCAGTTGTTTTGGCTAACGATATGGAAGGCGACGTAATGCAGTTAACCCTAGCCGCAACAT